GTTGTCCGTCGGAAACTCAAGAGGGTGGTCGGACATTCCGGAAAACTTTAATAATTTTAATGGTATAATTGACAACGTACATATCTATAAATACGCGCTTTCAGCGGAAGAAATCAGGCAGTTCTATCTAGACCAATACGCCGACCTAGCCCCCCGCCGGTCTGTTTTTGTTCCGAGGGTGGTTAGTGGCGGTAATACTAACGTAACTGCCAGTGTAGATACTTTAGTTATAACTCCTTATAAGACTAGTATAAATGCTGAAACTACGGTAGCTGCTAGCAGCGAGGCAATAGCACTTTCTACGTTTAATACAAGTGTTACATTAGACACAGAAATATTCACTACTACAGCTAGTCTTACACTTTCTTCTCATGCTACTTCTATAAGCTTAGATAGATGGATAGAAACTACTACTAGTTCTATTACAATTACACCTAATGCGGTTACAGTATCTACTACTTCAGATACTATAGTAGAAGCATCTACAACCCCTCTACTTCTAACAGGGCATAATGCAGAGGTTAATGCTTCCACTTCAGTAGAAGCTGCTATAGACAATCTATCTATAACTGCGTATACTGTAGATGTAGCTGCTGATATCAATGTAGATATAATTGTAGCAACTCTAGCCTTGGCTAGTTTTGATGCGGTTATTAATGCAACTACTAATGTAAATACTATTACAGAAAATATAAGCCTTACTACCCATGCTGTAACTGTAGCAGCAACAGTACCTGTTGCTTACATAGACGGGGCTATTAGTAAAATAATAGCTACAGATTACCAATCTATTATGTTATATAATAACGGAACTAACTACTTTACTATTGATTAATTATGAATGATACTACTAGATTAGATAGAATTGAAAGGGCTGTAGAGAAATTAACAAGCAGACAAGAGACTCTTATAAAAGATTTAGAGAGGTATAAAGGCTTTTGGGGAGGCATTATGCTCGCCTGCTCGGCTGTATGGGCATTTATTACATTAGCTGTAGATATGGGAAGTAACTAAATATGTCTATCAAATACAAGAGTGGTTATAAATATCAGTTAGTAGAGGATTATTCTATAAGCACAGCTATACATCCTGCTAGAGATATTAATACTAAAAGGATTTTTCTAGATACTAGGGGTAGTTTATGTATCAAAGCTGGATATGCATGGGATGGCCCTTCTGGGCCTACGATTGATACTAAGAACTTTATGAGGGGTTCTTTAGTACATGACGCTCTTTATCAACTTATGAGATATGAATTGTTAGAGGGTAGATGGAGAGATAAAGCAGATAGGGAATTGCAGAAAATATGTATTGCGGATGGTATGTCACGTATACGTGCGTGGTGGGTATATCAAGGACTTCGTATAGGAGGGAAGGGAGCAGCAGACCCTTCTAGCAAGAAAGAAATACACACTGCTCCCTAACATCTACTTAGTTAGTTCTAAATATAAGCCTATCGTATGATAGGCTTTTTCTATATCTTCTCTTCCTCCTTTACTTCGTAGAATATACTTCAACACTTTTAGTTTCATAGCTCCTTTAAGTTCCTCATCACTGCACCACACCCGTGCTATTTCCCATGGCTGGTAGCCTTCCTTTCCTTTATAATGATCTCCTCCTACTTGAGAGTTTAGAGGGTTATCATTGATGACCGAAGTAGGTTTACAACTCACAATGACCTCCTGAGCAAGCTAGTTCTTGCGTACCTTCTGTTCTATCCTCTAGTTCATACCCCTTCAACAGGCTCCAATCTATAGTATTGGGACTAGCTTCTATCATTTTAGTATATGCCTCTTCTGTAATCTCTTCATAAGGAGCGTTCTTAAATATATGATCTGAATGAGGAAAGAAACTAATACCACTAACCTCATCAAAGTTTTTATATATCCAATTACCTATTTCTAGAAACTCATCATCTGTATAGTAAACTGTGCAACTTACTTTATGCTCACACCAATACTTATTATAAATATCAATAAGTTCTAGTTGTTGCATAGCCCCCACATCTTCTACAACAGTAGCGTGGTCAGGAGCTTTTATAGGAAACATAAAATAATATTTACTACTATCCTCTTCGTATAGTACACCCTGATCTACCATTAGCCTGCCCAATGGATCTTTCTTATCTAGCGCAGCTCTCCTTATGTAAAAAGGACTAAACCGAGGATGAATACCACTAGCACTATCAACCAACTGAGAGACTGTACCAGAGGGTTTGACAGTAGTAATTGCAGTTGCTGTAGGTATTCCCAGATGCTCTGCCCATTCTTTATTAGTTTCAATACACACCTCCTTTAACTCTGTTAAAATGCCTTCTAGTCTGTGGTGTTCTCCCCATCCAGATGGCTCTACAGTATTTGAAAGTATGGGATGATCCATAATACCTGTAAGACTTACACCTAGTAGCCTTTCTTCCTTAGTATTAATCTCCCATCCATCTGATAGGTATTTGAAATCTGTTAAGGTTGCTTGTAATGTTCCAAGGATTGTAGCCAGTCTACATTTCTCTTTTAATGATTCAAAGGTATCTGTAGGTCTAACGACAACTTCTGAAAGATTACAAAAGGCTCTGTCTTTTAAAATTATCTCACTACAAGGATTCGTCCCGTAAGATTCCTCTACCCATTCTATTGTTTTAACTTTCACTAAAGCTCTCCAAATAACAAGCTGCTTTACGTAACTGTCTTGCGCTGTCTTTAAACTTCCCTAGTCCTGAATTACATAGCCAGCATAGAAGCCCTCGTACTTTTCCTGCAGTATGGTCATGATCTATGTGCCAGGTATCGTGCATTCCTCCAGGAGTATCTGTACCACAAATAGCACATACATTTCCCTGATTGGATAGTAGCGCCTCATACCCCTCTTGTGTAATGCCGTATTTCCACTCTTTATATGCTCCAGGGTTTTCTTTTCTCCAGTTTCTTAGATACTCATTTTTACATGCTCTACATTTATACTGGTTAGTTTTCTTGGATGAAACCAGCCAAGTATCAGGAACTACTAATCCACAGCCGCAGGTATTACAGTATTTCATCGCCCACCTCCAGAGCAGATACTAATATATCTCCTCGTTGAGTAGTAACAGTATCACCAGCACTGTACTCAATGTCATTAATCTTTAGTTTACCTCTTCTACCAGTACGCTGTGCTATCTTATTACAGGCTGCTCTACTAAAGATGCCCCGTTCTCCACTCTTAGATTCATATAAACTACTCCATTCTCTCATAAATATACTAATATCAGGCTTCTCCGTATAGCATACACTATTATTAGACAAGGCTCTTTGGTCTTCTGTTTCCCACCAATTGCCTGTTTTAGCAGAGCGCATACGCTCATCTGTTAGATTAGATAGAGAGATACAAGCACTGCGTCTAACGCCACCGACAACAACTACAGCAGCTATCTTACAAATAAGGTCGTGACATTCAATACTAGTGAGTTTACGTCCTTCTGCTCCTTTAAATATATTTACAACGAAAGCAAATAGTTCTACTAGGGGCGTTGGGCCAGATGCCCTTCCTCCGAATGTTTTGAGAGGAGTTCCTGCGGCACGTACCTTTGATACGTTCCATTGCACTTGTAAGTTTCCATTGTACAGTTCGACAATGAGGATACGTAATGCAGATGCCCATCCATATTTACTATCTGCAACATAGATTGTATTTGTTTTTCGGGAAAACGTAGACAATTCATTCTTAGCCACTCCTTTGAAGTTGGCACCTGTACGTTGGTAGACAGCTCTAGACAAAGATTTTCCTACTGTAGGTAGGTTAGCTATCCACTGTCTTTCTACACTAAATCCTACCCCCGTACCACATAATAGTACATACATAATTTCATCAAATACTATAGGATGGTGTAGATTTATCTTTATGGGTTCATCGATACCATATTCTTTAAACTCATCAGACCATACTGTAAGCTCTTTTCCGCGCCCAGTGACGTGGGTGTACGCGCAGTTATACCCTGCTACGTTATCACGCTCTAGAGCGTCTCCTGCTGTCATTAAAGCCCTCATAGAGGGCATAACCTCTTTATCTACTATAGCAGGAAATAGATCATTCCATAAAACATTATCCATCTGTCCACTAGTCCTTTGTGAAAAGAAATTAATATAACGTGCTACAGTCTCTTCCCAATTCTCACGTCTACTAACTTCTGGTTTCCATTTAGCATATCTACTAAGGCTTATATATTCTTTATAACTATCGCTAATCAAATCTCTATCTCCAAGGCTGTATTAAATTAAGTGTTTTCCTCATTATAAACATACTCTGTGTCTCCTAGTATACTTAACTAGTTGTTCTTCCAGAGCCTTTACATGGGAGCTATATCCCATAAGTTCTAGAGGTACACCTTTCTTGTGATTAATTCTATACATTTTAATATTAGGATTATATTCTATGTAATAACCTGAACGAACGGCACTAGCCGCTCCTGCATGGTTTTTATAAAAGTGCATATCTCTACTGGTAGCCCAGTATGTATGCCGTCTATTACGATGCGTATTCATGACCATCCCAATATTTTTTTAAAAGAAAATTCATACTGACAAACATAGGATCATAGTTTCCATCCTCTACTTCATGCTTAACTACAATACCTCTCCAATAAGCAGTGCCTTGAGGACTTAAGTAGTCTTCCTCATGCATATAGAAGCTGCCTGCTATAAGTCCTATATCTGCCCTACTTTGTCTTTGCTGAAAGTGGATGTCAAGTCCTTGAAGATGTCCTGAAGAGCAACTCCTTCCTTCTCTCTGCACTTGAATCCTTGCACTAGGGCTTCCGTGACGTGTTTGTACGATCCTACCGGATGCATTTCTAGGAAAGTAGTGAGAATAGGAAATTCCGTCAAGCTCGACAATCTCAAGGAAATTATGCACTTCCCATCCGGCTTCTTTATAGCATAGGTCTCTAGTCGATAGCCGTCCTTCAAGTATAGGATATGAGTTAACGTGCCTGTTGATTCTATTTTCATGATTGCCAAGTGTGAGGTGCATTCTTGGTTTGTATTGCTTCTCTTTGCGAGAGCGGCGTATGTTATTCCAATCTTTAATAGGAGACATAAGAACTTCCATTGCTCTTTTAGCCGCTGT